AAGGAGCGCCCCGGCTGCGGCTGCGGCTTTTGCCGCCTTCCCGGGAACGCCAAGCGCAGACAGTCCAAGGTCCGCAATGCCGCCGGCGGTTGTGGCGTAATCGCCGGACGTAACAGCCTTGCGGAACTCAGGCGACGCAACGTTACGCAGGGCGTTCGCCATGTCATAGGCGCCAAGCGCCTCTCCGACTACCGGGATGCCGTATGCAGCCATGTGGGCGACGCCTTTGGCCCCCTCTTTCCACCTTTCCTCCGCCTCTTGATCATACTGCGGCAGCTGCGGCTCTCCCCGCCTTAGCTCCCGCTGAATAAATTCAGAAGCCGTCGGCATGGCCCGCGGCGCGTTCTCTCGTGCGGCGTAACGCGCTGATCGGTCAAGGTTCATGTCGACAACCGGGGAAACGGCGTAGGCTTCCCGCGCCTGCCGACGGGCCGCCTCGTCGGCAATGCGACGGGCCTCCTCAATCCTCGCGGCGTCGGTCTGCATGTCGTCCGGAGCGAAAGACACGTCGCCTTCAATGTCGGGAGACCCGCCCTGCTGCATCACCTGCCGGCCGACCCTTGGCAGGTAATGCGTGGGATACTCGTCTTCGAGCAGCTTCACGGGAGGCATGCGGGCATCCTTGGTCATTGGCTTACTCCAGCCCGGAAATGCTCGAAGGAGGCGTGTCTTCCCGGCTCTCAAGCGTCCTGAGTAAATCAGGGCTAAGGATTTTCTTCATCTCGGCGTAGCCGCCCGGCGTCTTCATGACGTCCTGCGCCAGCTTCACTGCCGCAATGCGCTCAGAGCTCTCGCGATCCTTTTGACGGTTCCAGTTATCCAGCTCGTTATCTTTTTGGTCGATTATGTTTTGACGCATTTTGGCGGTGATGTCGGCCTGCTGCATCTGCATGTCCATGCCGGACTGCCGCATCGCCTGCTCAAGTTCCATGCGCTTCAATTCAAGGTCCATTTCCTTCTGGCGGATCTCGGCCTGCTTCATCTGGATGTCGATCATCTTATTGGGATCAAGCTGCTGCCCGTCCTGCCCGGCGACGCCCATCTCGCTCTGGATTTTGGCGACCTCGGCCTGCGCCAGCATCTGCTTCGTGTCAGCTTCCTGCTTCTTGATTTGCAGCTCAGCCATTTTGGCCTGCGCCTCGGGCGGCGGCACAGGCGCAGACGGCGCAGCAATAAATTGCTCGGGGTTGCTCCACCCCATCGCCTTCATGGCGGCGCGATCAATTGCCACGGCGTCATACATGCTCGGGTTCGCCTGTTGCAGCTGCTTAAGCGCCATGATCTTCATTACGCGCTGGGTGTGGCTTGCAGTGTTTGGGTCCGCCTGCGGAACGAGCTCGTAATTGTTGATCGCCTGATTGAAGATGCTCTCGTTCCACTCAAGCGATGGCCCGCGCAACTTCTTCCAGAAGCTATTTGGATGCTCCCTAAAGCAGCGCAACATTAACTGGAACTCGTCCGCCTGCGCGGCATGCATTCGCTTGTGGACCGCGTTCATAACCTTTGTCGCCTGATCGATCAAAGCCAGCGTCGTCCCGACCGGGGCGTCCTGCCGCCCCTCGCCAACGGCCAGCTCCGCCGTTCCCCCAACGCGCTGCCCTGTCTCGACCATGTTGCTGACCAGCGTCATCATGGCGCCGCCCGGCTCTTTGTATGGGAGCGGCATGATCGCCTGATTGATTGGTAGACCACCCGTCTTCACAAGGGCGCCGCCGCCGGGCGGAACGCGGAAGATGTTCGTGTTCTGGCGGGCGCCGGTGTCGGCCATCAGAAACCCGGGGAAATTGGCATACATGCCGGCGTCGAGCATTTCGCGCCACGCCGCCGTCACGGCGTTGGTCGTGTTCCCGAGAATGTGGAGGAGGCCGATATCGTAAAAGCCCATGCCGGGCACAAATGTGTATTTGACGAAGTTCTGGCGCGCCTCCGGCAACTCGTCGCCTTCGTCGCCCGTTGGCTCGTCATAATTTCTGACAATGGAAAGGACTTCCCGGGAAGACAGATCGATGGTTACGCGATACGGGATTTCAAGTCCGGTGAGCTGGCCCCTGTATTTATGCTCAAAGCCGGGGATATCGAGCTCGCAGTAAATTTCATAAATTTCGCGCTCACGATCCTCCGGATTGCGCGCCTCGACGGCAATGCCTTGCTGCTCGGCCTTCTCCCTCTGCACGGCGTCATGCGCCTCGAACATTGGCGTCGCCAGATCAATGTCGCGGTAGACGCCAAGGATTTGCAGCCTGCGCACCGTCGACGCCTTGGCGTAAACGCGATGCGTTATCCGCTTGGCGTCCTGAAGGGTCGTCGCGGAATTGTTAACGATGAGGTCGTCCGCATCCACCGTTTCGCTGACCGGGCGACCGCGCAGGGGGCAGAAATAAACCTTCTTGAATGCGGTCCCGCCGAAACCCAGCATAAACAACATCCTGTCAGTATCAGGATAGTATTCTTTGGCGACAGCGGTGAGGTAGGCATTGAAATCCTTTTCCAGCGCGTCCGCCAGAAAGTCCGTCTGGATCGTTGTGCCGATACTGTCGACGCGCACCTTCACCGGCCCGTCGGTCGGCAGCATTTCGGATCGGCTATTCGCCTGAAAGCGGAGGACAGCCTCAAGCAAAAGCGGGTGGCGGACGCGGCTCATGCCCTCAACCGGGGCTCCGTCGGTGGCGCCCTGTAGCCCGGGGATTTCGACGGTGAGGCCGAGGAGCTTTATGCCCTGCGCCCGATCCTCAATCCAGTCTTTCCTGCTTTCAATGTCATCCCGCACGCCGCGCAGGAGGTCGTCGGCGATCAGGTTAAGCGTTCCGGCGTCAATGTCATCGACCAGGTTGGCAAACCACTCCTGCGCCCGCTCGGCTCTTGATGCCTCCTCAATTGGTTTGCCGTCAAGTGACAGGCTGACGGATCCATCGTCGTGCTCGATCCGCATAATGTTGCCGCGGTCGTCAGTGTCGACCTTTGGGCTGCCTTCAGAAATTTCAATTATGACATCTTCCGCCGGCGCGAGCCCCGCCTCCGGCTCATCCTGCTGGAGGCGGAGATTGGGATTGAGCCCCGGCGTCATCGGCATGTCAGTGTTCCTGCTTGTCTAACAGATCGCCAATTTCTTCTGTGAAACGATCTAACCCCTCGCGAGCGGCCATATTAGCATCTCGCGCGGCAATTTCATATACGCGCACATAGTCGTGGGGTTCCTTCCCCCACGCCTCAACGCGATAAATACTAAGCTCTCTGGAGGCCGGTGGCGCCTCGCGGATGACGTCCACGACAGCGTTGGCCAGTATCCGGCGCCGCATCTTCTTGCCCCCGTAACTATACTGGATAGAGCGGCTCCTCCTCAGAGCCGCGATGCAGCATACTATCGTTGAGCTCTGCGGTAAATTCCGCCCCGCGCACAAGCAGCCCGAGCTCCCGAAGATGGCGCAGCGCCATGCTAACCGTGTCGACAAGATCGTCATGGGCGGCCTTTGGAAACTGCTCGGCCTGCGTAATGACCATATCCGCCCACGACCTGTCTGGCGCGTAGATCAGCCCCTCTTCAAAAAGGTGCTGAACACTGTAGAGCCGCGCAAGCTTGTCCTGCCCCCTTGGATCGATCAGCTGAACGCCAAAATCGTCGTGACCATAAACGCGTCTGATCTCCTGCGCAACGCTGTGCCCGGCTGCCTTGTTCTCGATCAGCAGCTTGTCGACGCCATAGTTCTGCATGGTCTCCCGCACCCTTTCGACGAGCTCATGCAATTCGAGGCGGTCCTGCCAGGCGTAGATCATCATAGCCTTGGGGTGCTCTGGCGCGTAAGTCCTGGCCATCATGGTCGGAGAGCCATCGACCGTCAGCGCCCGCGTGATCTGCGCCTTCATGTCTCCGCCCGTCCACACGCCCCACACTGTCATGGCGCTTGGGTCGTTTTCCTGCTTAAGGGTGTAGGCCGTATCGAGGGACGCGAGAATGTAATCGAACGGCGGGTAGCTATCGCGATTGTAGCGCTGCCACCAGTCCCGCTTGATGACGCCGCCGCCGCGCGGCGTTGGCGTTTGCTGCATTTGGCCGGCGAAGGCGTATTCGCCCATGACCCGGCGATCTCGATCTACCACGTCTTCAGGGAAACGCTGCGGGAAAAGAAGTTCGCCATCCTCTGTTCTCGGGTCCTTGAAGCCCAGCATCGTTTCCTTGGCGGCGGCGGGATCATAAAGCATCGGCAGGCAAATGTGATCGTAGCCAAGATTGCGGTCGAGGATGACGCCCGAGACATCTTCATGGTGCAGCCTCTGCATAACGGTGACAATCGCGCTGGATTTCGGATTATTGAGGCGCGTTGGCACTGCCTCCAGAAACCATTCAATGGTTGACGCCCGCATTTGATCAGACGAGGCGCCCTCAACGCTATGCGGGTCGTCAATGATCACGCGATCACCGCGAGCTCCAGTGATCGACCCGGCGGCGACAGCCTCCCGGAACCCTGTCGACGTCGTCTCAAATTTTGTTTTTGCGTTCTGGTCGCCGACCAGCTTGACGCGGTCGCCCCACCTCGCCTGATACCACTCCGACATAATCAGGCGCCGCATCTTCATGCTGTCGCGGATGGCGAGGCTTTGGCTGTGAGATGCGCAAACGTAGCGCAAATGGGGCATATTGCGCGGCCCCCACTCCCACGCCGGCCAGAACACGCCAACAGTGAGGGACTTCATCGTGCCCGGCGGCACGTTAATTAGCAGGCGATTGTAATGCGCGCCGCTGTCGAACTCGACGCCATCTGTAATGGCCTCAAGATGCTCGCAAATAAAATCAATATGCCACCCGTGGACATAATCCTGCCCCGGCTCAAGCACATGCCACGCCTGACGGATGAACTCGGCAAGGCTATCTTCGGCGTCGGCGCGATCAAGTTCGAACTCTTGCCGGGCGAGATCAATGTGCGGGATATCAAGCATCGGGCCTAATTAAGCGTCGCCTCATCGTCGGCCCATGATGTCAAGTGGAACTCGTCGGCGCCAGCCATTATTACGGCAACGGATTTGTTAAAAATATGCAAGGCCTCTGAGGCTTCATCGCATGATTGAAAATGCCTCGAAAGAACATTTGTTATCACGCATGCAATGGCATTAATCTCTTCAGGTCCCGGCTCAAGATGAGCCGCCATAATGTCCATGATGCCGCCAACAACAATCTCCATTTTTTTTGCGTAGGCTCTAAACTCCTCGGAGCAATTGTTTGCGTCGCTGCATTTAAGCATTTTTCTTCTCCGATCTTGCCGCCTCAATCATTGATCGCAACGCGGCGCGCTGATCGGCGTCAAGCTTCCGCGCGTCTATCACCTGCGACTGAACCTGCAACGGCGACCCGTTCGGGCCGCTGACTTCCGTCACCTGCTTATCAGTGTAATCCTCGCGGAACCGCGACGCCACGCTCTTCAACCAGATTTGCGCATTGAAGTTTTTATTGCTGACATTTTCCTGCGCCGCATTCTCCCACCAGCACTGCGAGTGAGCCTTCGCGCGTGCGAGAGCTGTGCGGAACTCTTCGTGCGCCTCTTCCCACCTGTAAATGCTGGCTTTATCAACATCAAACGCAGAAGCAATCTGCGCGATGCTCTTTCCTTCTTTCCCCAGCTCTATGACGCGCTCGCAGTATTCCGGCAAATACTTTGATGGGCGCCCGGTTTTGTTTTTAACCGTCTTCTCGTCGCTCATCGTCATCTCGCATTTAATCCGGGGGCGCGAGGCCCCCGGCCCACGATCCTAGAACTCTTCCGCCTCGTCACCGTCAAGATCCACAGGCGTCCGGATGGAGCTGGAATATTGGCTGGCGGCCGCATTGCCCAATGGCGTCCCCGCAAGCATGCCGAGGGCATCCATATAAACAGACAAGAGGGCTTGCTCCTCGGCCCTCTTTGAGGCGTCTTTCTTCCTCAGGCCCAAAACCTGTTTCAGGATTTTCGGGTCGAACCCGGCTCCCTTCGCCTCGGCAAAAATATCCTTGATGTCGTTTGCAATCGCGGCCTTTTCTTCCTCAAGCCTTTCGATGCGCTCCACAATACTCTTAAGCTGGTTGTTCGCTGACATTTATGACCCCCAGGTATTCAGCTGCTATTACCGCCAAAAACTCGGCCTGAAGCCGACAAAAATCACAACTTGCGGGACACGGCTGGCTTGGCTCCCTCAGGGCCAGTCTGCCGCATCCGTCCTGATCCCGATCTATTCCAACGCCAAAGGCGCAGATGCCGGCAGCGAGGATGTCAATTAGTCCGTCATCCATTGTCAAGCGCCTCAAAGCCATAAAGGTCAACATGATGCGCG